GGATGTAATACTATTAGCACCACCAAAAGAGAGAATATCATCTCCCATACCTCCAAGCAGGCCAGATGATGTGTATCTTTCTTTCATCTCTTTGATAGATAGAGGCGGATTTTTTTCTTCTACGACTTCCTCTTTCTTCTCGCCGTAGATTTCTTCGTATTTTTCAATCAGTGGGTTAGTCATTGATATGATTCTCCATAACGATGGTATTTGTCATAGTTGCGTGGTGCAGATGTGAGAAAATCACAGCGAATCTCAAACCACTTCCAGCGGAATGAGAATCCTGTGAGTGAGCGACTACCGAAGCTAATCAGCAGCATTGGGAATATTTCAGTGGCAGGAAACTCATCCCACTGAATAACAACATCCATCAATGCGAAATGTGGATACCACCCAAGCAGTTGGAAATACCATTCGTGCCCGTAATCTTCGTAGTGGTAGTAATCAAAGAGTTTCATTCTGCTAACCTCAGTTTACGCTGTGGTGAAGGGATGTGTATAACAAATGGATCATCGTATGGATAGATATATTCGTCATACCATCCATAGCACAATGCTTCCCAGAATTCTGGGGTGTCATAGCTATCCCAAGCATACATGAAGTTGTGATATCCCTCAAGGAAATCTTCCCACTGTGTTTGTTTAACAAGTCTCATCGGAATAATTCACATAAAGATTGTCACCACCGATATTCATGTGGTAGATTTTACCGTCGTTAGTATAGATGCCAATCCACACAGCACGACCTTCCTCCATCGTTTCATAATGAAACATTTTAATATCTTCCAGCACAATCTCGTCTGGATTTTTAGTGAATCTACTCATGCTACACCATCCGCACTATCTTTAAACTCTTTCACTCTTTTAAGAAATGCTGTTGCCTGCTCATCAAGTCGTTGAATCAAATCTTCAATATCAGAAATGGCAATGTCATTATATTCACGATTAAGATACTCACAACGAATAGCATCAATCATAGATTGTAGAGTAATAATTTGTTGATGCTCTGGTGTGATTGGCGTTCCGTGAGGTAAACCAGCACATTCCATGTTGTAATAGTCATTATATCGTTGAAGAACACGATTGCTCTTCTCACGACGCTCTGCTTCTTCAAGCATTTCTTCGTGTGTCATTTTCTTAATATCAGGGTGAGGTGCATATAGTGGTCCTGGGTAATTACCAGCAAATTTGATATCCATGTCTTTTTTTGCCCATCCTAAGTTTGGCCATGTATCTTGAAATATTTGATTGAGTTTTTCGTTACCGTAGTCTATCATCCCAAATAAAGAGTTTTTAGTTTACGAGAGGTTTTGTCATTTGTCAAGTGATGCCACAAATATTTTGCTGCGCCAATGGAAGTTCCACCATCATGACAAATCGGATCAATAAAAAATTGTTTAGATGGAAAATATTTTACATATTCGTAGTTGTTTACGCAATTTTGAAAATAACCACCAGACAAAACAACTTTATCATTATGTAAAAAAGCTTTCTCTAAAAGTTTTATAGTATGATATTTTGTTTCAAGTTGAATCTTATGTGCTAAATTTGCTTTCGATGTAAACGAACTATATTTTTTAATAAATTTTTGATTGATTATACTATTGTTTGTTCTCCACAAACAAATAGTATCATCATAATAAAACCAATCATCTGCATATGCATTGGAACCATAAGTAGACATACCCATAAGTTTACCAGATTCATATCCGAGACCTAAAAGTTTTGTAAATCTACGAAATAAATTACCAGATCCTAAACTATCAGACATATATGCGTTTTTATACAAATAAGAATGATTGGTTGTTATATTTTTAGTGGAATAATGCTTATACAATGGTTCAAAATTGTTATATGAACAACTATATAAACTTTCTATTTCTGAATAGAATTTTTTTATTTCCCATCCACCACCATCAACAACTAAACAAACAGCATCATCAAATCCAGAATTATAAAAAGCACTTGCTGCATGAAATAGATGATGATCTGAATATTCAACGTAATTTGAATGTGGAAAATTTAATATCTGTTTTACCACAGAAGAGTTGTGAATATAATTATCTTTTGAAGCTGAGCATATTACCAAATAATCTACATGCTTCACAGGAATTAGTTCTAAGCATTTTAAATTATGTGATACCCCAACAGGATGGTGTTTTATCTTAGAAACACGTTCTTCTTCTAAGAAGAAAATAATATCACCATCATGCAATAAACAAACTGACGCATGATGTGATATATTTACTGCTAAGATATACATAATGACTTTTCTGGAAAATAGACATAATCTATTTCTGATCTTTCAAGAGTAGAAATAGCGTCTTCTTCAGTATATACTATCACTTCTCCAGCTAAATTAAAAGAAGTATTAAATAATAATGGAATATTGGTTATATTATAAAATTGCTGTATAATGTGATAATAATGATAATTTTCTTCTTCTGTGATCGTTTGTATTCTACAAGTATTGTCTACATGTAGAACTCCTGGAATAAGATCAATAACATGTTGTTTTGCTTTTGTAGCATACATCATGAATTTGGAATCCTGTAAAGAATACATTTCAAACCATTCATGTGCATACTCAAAGAGAACGGTAGCGGCAAAAGGTCGATACCATTCTCTCTTTTTTATTCTATTGATTCTTTTCTGAGCATTAGGATCTCTGGGATCATATAAAATAGATCTATTTCCTAATGCTCTAGGACCAGCTTCACACTTTCCTTGAAAAATAGCAACGATATTTTGATTTGCTATTAGTTCTGCTACTTCACGATAGTTCATAAGTAGGAGGATGATACTTCAAATATTCAAAAAATGTAAGTTTCATCTCTTTTTTAGTCATACCACAATGCTTTGCTGCAGCAGGAAGTGTCATTTTAGCATGAAACAATCCTTCGTTTGCTTCCCTAACATTTTCTGGTGTCGTTTTTACTGGTTCTTCGACCAGAGATGATTTATTGATTTTTAGAAGACTCATCTTTCCACTTATCAAGGGTATCAAACAGTTGGTCTACAGATTTTAGTTTTTCAATGCTACACATCAAATCTGCAATACCTTGATTAACTACAGCACGTTCATTTCGTGCTGCATATGCAAGTGCATTACGCAATGATGATTGTGCTTCGTCTAGTGATTCTTCTACTTGTTTAGATAATGCCATTAGTCACTTGCTCTCCATTGTCCAAGTTTAGTGCGAACAGATTGAAACTCTTCTACGTGTTGAAGAATACGGTGTGCTGCTTCTTTTGCAGTTTCTTGATCATCTTCATTCCAACTGGAGCATTCTGTCCACACATAATAAATTTCATCAATGATAGAATCAATCAGTTGATCATAATGAGTCATTTGATTACCTCCAGTTGACGCTTAAGTGCTTGCTTGCGAGCTTTTGCTTGACGCATCGCCTGTGGTTTCAGGGTGCGCTTCTGCTCTTTCTTAGAGTGGTGCTGCCAGTTGGGCGTGGTCATCGATCCGTCGCGTTTCCACCATTATATAGGTTTCAGGCAACCGTGTCAAGGAATTTCCCCAGAGAAGCCCCCGAGACCGACGCGATACGTTGCTCCGCCAGTTTAGCATATTCTGGATTCAGTTCAAACCCAATATACTTACGCTGATTTGCTTTTGCCACTTCACCCGTGGTTCCAGACCCCATAAAAGGATCGACCACAACGCCGTCTAAGGGGCAGCACGAGAGAACAGGTTTGGCGATCAGATCGGGAGGGTAGACAGCGAAGTGAGCGCCCTTGTAGGTGGTGCTAGCGACCTCCCAGACGCTGAATTCTGGTCGCATGGGGCACTTGCCAGCAGCAATCAATGCCTCATAATCAAAATCTTTGGAGATACCCATCTCTTCTCGCATACGGGCATAATGCTTATCCTGACTCACGGATGAAATCGCAAATCCTTCCTTTTCAGATGCATTAGCATCCTTACGCTTATCTACATTGTTCTTAGAGAACATGCGTCGAATACTAATCTCTGCTTGTGGCACAAGAATAGGATCTCGATCAAAATAGTATTTTTTCACATCCTTCACAAACCAAAAGAACTTCTCATGATTAGACCAGAAACGATCCTTCGAAGAGATTGGTTGTGGATTAGGTTTGTTCCAAATAATTTCATTTCTGAGCTGCCATCCACGATCACACATGGCAATCTCAAAACGACTAGGAACCTGAAGCAAACGCTTCTTATCGTATGTATCAGCAATATTGACCCAACACGATCCAGTCGGTTTCAATACACGATAGATCTCATCAAATACTTTGCAAAGATTCTCTACATACTCACTCACAGTATTTTCCACACCAATTTGACCTGCATTCTGATAGTCACGCAGGTTATAATAAGGTGGCGAAGTGACACACAAATCCACAGAAGAATCAGGAAGATTCTTCAGATTGGTGATGTTGTCTCCAACGTGAATGATGTTTGTTTTCATATCAGGGTTTGAGAGCGTATTGTTCGTAGGGGAAGAGATCAAAGAATTGCTTGACCGTTACTTTACCATCTTTGATTGTTCCATTATCCGTCAATTCTACTACTTTGTCAACTGGAATTTCATAGAACTTAGGAGGTTCAGTGAAGCGAGCACGAAGATCACAGAAGACATAAGAATCAATCGAACTCAATTTCTTTTGGTAGTCATTTTCATCGTAAAAACGACCTTTACCAGTAGCGGTAGAGGGCGAAAAATAAACATATTGTGTCTTGCAAATATTACGAACTTCTACCAATTGATTAATACGTTCCTTGGCAATCACATCGTAAGGAAGTTGTTTACCAACGACACGTTGACCACCAAGAATGTTAGCAACTGCTACTTCTGTAATTGGTGATGTGCCGCTACCGTTTACGGTGTCAATAAAATCATCCAGACTAATACCGTAACCGTCAGCAACTTTTTGAGCGTCAATGTTCCAAAGCATGATAATCAACCAAAAGTAGGGCAAGTAAAGTAAGAAATTTCGTCGCCTTGCTCAGCAGCTCCCCACTCTTGGAACTCTTCAACGAGAGCAAAGATGTCACGATCACGACCTCCTTCTTTGTGAAGAAGTTCAAAGCGATTCTCTACATACTCAAGAATGGTTTCTACGACATTCTCAACGTCATCCGAATCAATCATCGGAACTACGCCGTCGTCACCGTAATCGATGATGCCTTTCATGGGTGTCTTGTTCAGTGCTCTGCTACTGTAGCACGGATGTCAACCGCTTGTCAAGCCCCCAAAAGGTTTTTAAATTCATATACAACGCAGTTGTATACATAAATTTCTTTTATAGAACCATCTTCGTTCAGGAAATATTCGAAATCGCAGCGTGTTTCATCCGTAGAAATAGAATCTATAAAATCAAGATCTTCTGGTTCCAATAATCCATGTGCAACCATTTGACTGATTTGTTGTTCTCTTTGCGAAGACTTACTAGTATTTTCTATTTTAGAAGGAAGGGGTGACAGTTTTTCATACCTATAGACACCATCATAGTAATTAAGTTTAAGATTAAATTTTATATTACCAGATGGAGAAAAACCAATCACTCCCACTGGTTTCAAGTTAGTTCCACCAAAAGATTTGCAATAATTATTCATCGAATGAAGTGATATATTATCATCGTATCCGACTAAATTGTAATCAGAATCAAATATATTCACATAAGAAAAATTACAATTTTCATCATATTCTACCGATGTTAAATAAGTGACACCAATATCAGTTATGTCAGTCATTCTGTCAATGTATTTTTTACATGATCTCATTTCTTCACACTGAATACTAGAAACAAAATGATTCCAATTTCTAGTATCAGTATAAATTAAATGGTAAGGAAAAGAATTTACTATTTCATATTTTAATATATTATCATCACAGTGTTCAATTTTAACTAATTTTGCATCATCATACAAAGGATAGGCTGTATGAAGAAATCTATATGCACAATAAGACTTCAATACATCAAAAGATTTTTCAGACAATTCTGGTAGATACTGAGGGTCATACAAAGAAGTGTAATCATACGGCATAATAGAAACCGTAGATACTTTCTCTTTTGTTCTCAAATTATACTTGTGAAAAGTAGTGAATTCTGCTGAAAACATATTAATTTGAATATATCGTTTGACCCTGCTCGTTGATTATCGAGCAATGAATATAAAATTCTTTCTCACAACTTGCTTGATCTTTTGGAAATGTATCTTCACAAAATTGAATTGCTTCCTCCATATCTTCTAGTAAAAGAAAAACAAATTCAGAATCATGAAGTGCATTAAACATGTCAACTGGAAGCATGGATCTATAAACATCCATTGAATCATTGATTTTCTGAATGTCTGTGCTGTTGTTCCACCCATAAGATCTGAGGTAAATTGCAGGTTTACCTAAAGATTTTACAGATTCTTCTATGAAATTTTGAAAGTATAATACTTCGTAATCCTGTTTCATTTTACTCCAAAAGTAACTTCCAAGCTATTGTTATTCTTAAACCAGTATACAATCTGGTAGTGGCATCTGCATAATGTGGTATAACACCAGGGAATAAAAGAGCAGTATTTGGTTTAGGAACAGAGAATTGATATTCTTCGTTTCCCAAATCAAAAACCGTGTTTCCACCCCATTCTACATTCCAATCAGTATTTGCATATAAAAGAAATGTTCTCCCACTATAGTCATACCAATCTTGGTGAAACGATCCTTTTGTTCCAAAAGTATGCCCATTAGCATACACTGTCAGCAGTTTAAATCTCGTTTGAGTTTTATCCTGTATCTTATTTAGAAGAAAATTAGTAAAATACTCTTCTCCATCTAAATTCATACCCCAAAAAGGAATGCTATTCTTATATTGAGGATGTGATTCATCAAATGTTCCATGACCAAATCCCCAACAAGGTCTGCCCACATATTCAAGTATTTTTTTGAATTCATTTTGTTCAAAAAAATTATCATAACACAGTATTTCAGTCATATTTCAATCCAACATATAAAAACATCTCGTCTTCCAGACATTACTTTATTTACTCTATGAAGTAAATTGCCTGGATATACTACTGCTTTGCCCCTTTTCAATTTTACAGATTTTTCATTTTCTATAACTAATTCACCACCATCATAATCATCACTCAAAAAACAAGTCATACTGTAATCTGGTCTAACTCCACCACAAGGATTAGAATCATAGTGATCTTTATATTGACCACCAACGCTATATTTTACAAAATAAATTTGTGATATTCTAGATACCAAAAATGGTAAATTTGTATTTAAAATAATTTGCTGACAATAATCATTAAGTTCTGCAATACCTGGACCATCAAAAACAGTTTCACATACTTTCAAAATACCAGGATTGCTAATTTTTCCATCTTTAAATGTCAGATAGTTAAAATAATCATTAATATATTGAAGTTGATCATCATTTAGTAAATCAATTTCATGTATCATTCTATAATATTATATTGATCGTAATTAATTTCTGTGAAGTCTTCCAGTCTAAGATCTTTAATAAGTTCGAATACAGATCGTTTAATATCAACAATTTTTTCTCTATAAACACCACTGGAACTGAGAATATTGACAAGTCTAGAATCAACAAAATCAGTAGATGCTTCACTATCATAACTAACCCATTGATCTTCAGTAGAAAGGTATTCAACATCAGAATCTGGATATTTTTCTTTATATCTTTTTGGATCTATTGGCCACTTATGGTCATACAAATATTTTAAAAATTCTAAATTCGTTTCAAATTCCTGAGGTTTCTTTACAGTCTCCGATCTCATCGTAGAACGCCACTTTATCCACATATCCTTTTCGCCTGGATATGAATCCTCAACATCAGGAAGAACTCTCCAATCAGAAGCAGATAACATCATTTGTTTTTCTCTGAATTTCTTCAACCATCTTTGATCAAAGAAAATAAACTCTTGATCAATCTTTTCAAGAACACCCTCATACTCAGCAATTTTATATTCCCTAAGAGCAGCGGTAAGATCAAGAATTTTATTTGTTAATGCTTCTATTTGATCTTTAGAGGCTCCATTAAAATTATATGTTGACCAATAATTTGTTTTTGTTTCGAAATCATACCTTACTCTTTTTCTTTGACAATAGTAAGTTCCATCATTATATGCAACAAAATATTCTAATTTATCTTTTTCAGAGTGCCAATATGAATCTACTTGTTCATTTAAAAATCTTTCACAAATTTCTTCTGATATATTTACTCTATTGAGAGGAATCTTTTCTCCCGCCTCAACAAATGTTGGTGTTGTAATCAGAATTTTATTTAAGAAATCAGCCTCAACTATAGCTGTTCTAAAAATTGGTTGATATGGCATGATTTATTTTCCTGATTTAATATACCATCCTGTTAATATGTATTTATCTGTTGTTAGAACTGTATTTCCTTTATGAACATGAGTCATACCAGCAGGCCATATAACAACAGTTCCTTGCTTTGGTTTAATTCTTCTTCTTTGATATAAAAATTCTGTCTCTCCTTCTCCATCTGGAATATCATTTAAATAAATCATCCATGTTAATTCTCTCTGAGCATGTGATGCTGCAGAATTTTCATAGTGCCATAAATGATACCCGCCGCCAGGGGAAGTTTTTTGAAATTTTATATCAGTGGAAAACATAGGAACTTTCCTAAGTTGATCATACTCAACAATGTAATGCAATACACAAGATGTTAAAAATTGATGCACTTTATAAGACAATTCTTGTTGATGGTAGTTCAATAACATAGAAACATCTTTCCTATGTAATGCTCCTTGATACTGATCTTCACCTCTAACAAATTCTTGATAGTCAGATTCCAAATCACCTGGAGCAATACTACTATTCAAAGATCTCGTATCTTCGAAATACTGAATAAGTTCTTCACAAAATGATGTCGGAACAAAATCTTCCCACACTCCAATGAAATCATCAAAGGAAGATTTAGTAAATGCATCATTTCGCATCAACTCAAGTGGTCTATATGGTTGTATTGTCATAAATTAATCAGTATGCTTTAATTATATATCTAACTTTGTGGAATGGTGCTAAAATAGGAACTGTTCTATTTGGAGATAAAGCAACTTCTGGAACTGGATTTTTTATGGTAGAATTCATTGTAAAAGTTCCTTCATTAACGCCTATTCCTGTTTCAGATGCATTGAAAGAAATACTTAAAGTATTTGCAGCATCACCCAAACCATTCTTGGTTCCAGAACCAGAAGAATTTCCATAAGAATAATCAGTTAATGGATTGGTAACTATGGATGTTGTAATATAATGAGAGTGTGTTTCCGTCGAACCAGATGTAGAAACAAAATCATCTATTCTAAAAGTCGTCGCATTTGTATCAATAACACCAGCAACTTCACGATTTCCAGTAGTATTCAGAGTAATTAATTTGCTTGTATCTAATCCAGTGAGATTACTGGGCCATAGATTTTCGTATTGAATTCTTGTGTCACCTTCTCGTGTCAACTGACCTGTCAATTCACCAATAGAAGTTCCAGCAGCAGTCAATTCAGCTGCCAAATTTGGAAATCTTCCAGTGAGGAACTGTCGCCAAACACCAGGAGCATTGGTTGCTTCAGATTCATCTGGAAATTCTCCCGCGTAATCATTTCCAGTATCAATGGGACCAGCAGTAGTTCCAAATAATGCTCTAGCTCCCCAAGGAATTAGTGGATCTCCTCTATCACCATCAACCACAGCACTGAGATATGTATGACTATGCGAAGGAGCAGAAGTAGTGACACTAGAAACTGGTCCGACCTGAGCAGTAATAGTTCCTATTGTAGTAAAACTTACTTCTGCTGTAACTAAGTTAGCACCAGTAGTTTTTACTGTTCCCAAAGTAAAGAATGGGCTGGTAGTTCCTGTAGTAGCAGTGTTTGAAGATGCTTCGACTTGTTCGTATGGAAGAGGACCAGCAACACCAACACTTCAATCCAGTTCCACACATTCTAACATTTCTATAATCAGGAACATTGAATGTTCCACTATATGCTTTTGTTGTAGTATTATATGATCCAGTTCCACCATATGTATTACCAATTACTTCCCACAATACTGGATAATCTGCTACATTATACGAAGATCCATCACAAAGTAAATATCCTGGGAATCTAGCAGTAAGACTTCCAGCGGTTAAAGTTCCATAACCAGCAGCTGTGCTTTCTTTCAAGATTGGTAAAATAGTTCCCACTGAATATCCATCATATTTTGTTTTCTGGATAGAAGTGATTGTTCCTGATCCATTTCTAATTACTTTCTCATTCTTTTTGCTATACCAAGATCCAACGTAACTAGGTGCTGGAGGTGCAACTGCATAAGTTCCAACTGACCACGTAAATGGATTATTTGTAGTTCCTGTTCCTACTGTCACACTCGTAGAAACAGTAGTATTTAATGAAGAAGAAGATTGTAACACCAAATAAAATGAAGTATTTACAGTAGGATCAAATGTTCTGGGTCCAGCAACTGCAGTATCATAATCGATTGAAATTAATGCATTATTTGTAGCACTAATTGTTATTGACCTATTAATTCCAGTAATGCTAACTACCGAACTAGATACATAAGTTCCTGGAACTTGGTTTGTTTTATTTGTTGGTGGAGTAAAATCTGCTGTTGTGTCTGGTCCTGTATTTGTTTGAACTCTCCATGTAGGAATCGTAGTTCCACCAACTTTCACATTAACCTCAACACTTGCCCCAAAAGTAGAAGAAGATCTAGCATATAAAGTTATTGTGTCTCCGTTTGAAACGGTAGCAGGAAATACACCAATCGAAGAATTATTAATTTTAACTTTAACCTCAGAAGCAGTAGTTGAAACTAATTCCACAGGAACACTAATTCCAGTTCCCAATCCAGTTATTCCCCCAACAGGTCTAGCAGCAGATGGTTGAAGGAAATTTTCAATTGCTCCACTAATATCAGGAAATGTAAAACTAGTTGGAGTAGTTGATAAGCTTTGACCTGTTGTGATAACCCAATCAGAACCACTAGTGATATCACCAATCCCCAAAACAGTAGTTTTAGAAGTAAACTCTGTGCTTGGGCTGGTCATTCTAAGTTGCAAATATTGACCGTTTGAAATTGTTCCTGTAGTTCCAAACGTTACTCCATCTAATACATCAAATCCATCTGCATTTGTAGTTGTTGTATTTGTGCTAGATATTGCAAATGAAGCGCCGTTATCTACTTGAACAGCAGCTGGTCTCAACAATCCCTGAATACGAAGAACATTACTATAAATTACTTTGTTTAATGACTGAGCAGTAAGATCTGTAAAATTTGGAAATGGAATAGGTTCATTTCTTGGTATAGCTATAGTAGTTACTCTCCACGTTTCATACCCAGTTCCAATACCAAGAACTAATTCTCTAAGTTCTTGGTTCCCAGCACCAGATTTTAATCGTAAAGCAATTTTATCTCCATTTTGAACAGTTGTCGAAGATCCTGGAATAAACCATGCTCCATCATTTATTCTCAAAGAATAATCAGTAACGGTTCCGATAAAATTAGAAGTCAAACTAACAGAAGCTTGTGTTGTTGGAGTTAATCCAGTTACAGTATTTGAATTGCCAGTTGTTGCTTGGAATACTACTGGATCAAAATAATAATATGTATCCAACAAAGCATCATTAACTTCATTTAAAGGAAAAGGATCTGGTCTAAAATCTTCTGGAACTGTAGTAACATACCAGTATGTTGTTAATCCACCAATCTGAATAGTAATTGTTTCGGTATAATCCCAAAAAGGAGGTGCTTGATATCTAAACTGAAGAATATCACCCTCAGCAACGTATAGCGGTGTTGTAGAATATTGATATGGCATCCTCGTTCAGTCTAGTTATGAGTTCCCATGTTATTTATAGTTGTCTTATATCTTGCCAATCCTGTTGCTGATTTCTATCTACCTTAATAGGTCTATTTGATCTTACTTCAACTGGAATGTCAACACCATCAACTGCAAGATAATTTGATGTTACAGTATAATCTGGTGTATTAATTGGTTCTTGCAATTTATAAACATTTTCAGTTTCTGGTAGATTAATATTTTCGGGTGTTTCATCCACTATAATTTGTATTTCTGAAGTAGTGGAAGCTTCTCCACCACCACCAACACCAGTAAGAGTATAAGAAACAGAAAAAGGACCAGTAGTATTATATGGTATTTCTGTTGTTATTGTTCCATTAACAGTAGTTATACCAACACCACTTTCAGCAGAAGTTGGTTTTGTTAAAGTTATTGCAGTTCCGTTAATTGTTCCAACTCCTCTTCCGTAAGTATAAACAGGTTGCAATATTAAACTCGTATTAGAATATGAACTACTATAAGATATTGTTCCTTGTTGACCATAATTTATACTTGCAGGAACAGTCAATGAAACTGTTGGTCTTTGATATACTGTTAATCTAATACTATCACTATCACTACCACCCAATCCAGAAACAACTGCTGAATATGTTGTGCTTTCTGAAG